GCCATTACGAAAGTGCAATTGCAAATAACATGGAAATTAGTTTAAATACTAGTGAAGCTACCAAGGAAACCAGTAGTAAAATGGAACCCAAGCCCTCGACTGACCCGATAGCCAGCTCAAACAAGCAGGACTTGAACCTAGAAAAACCTGACTCACCTACGGAGCAGGTATTGGTTAGAGCAACACCTAATGAACCACCCGAAGTTGCGATCGGGCTTCGTCAGGCGACTCGCGTAGAGGCCTTTAATATAGCAGCAAACGCAATCATGGACAAAACTAAATTAGCTAACAAACTAGCAGCCGATCACCAAAAATCATCTCTCGTAGGACCCTACGACAATAAAAATTTAAATAACAATAATAACACAATAAATAAAAATAAACAAGAAAATACATACACAATAAGAAATCCGAAAAAATCAGAAAGAAAACAAGGTTATGGAAATGATGGTCTTGAACATAAGTACGGACCAAAAGAACACAGAACCTATAGAGCTAATCAATTCACAGGAAAAGATTACTTAGGATCAAATTATTACATAGATTGGAGTCAAAAGAAATCGAGCCCATATTTTTACATTACCGATTCAGATGATGAAAGTGACGAAGAAACCACACTAGGTAAGAACAAACAATTGGCGAAGGCCAAATTCATCAGAAATAAAAATATGAGACAGAACATGGTTGAAAAACAAGATATTGCTATGCCATTTACTATGACAAGTGGCGATGGATCGATAATTGATGAAAATGGAATCTTGTATCCTTGGCCCGTTCACACTTGGCCATTGACTGACAAGAAATATGATGAGAATGAACACCGTGGTGTTGAATTATTGACAGGATCAAAGTTCGATAACCCAGGTCAGTGGTATGATGCCCAAAGGTACTTAAATAATTCATTCAAACAAGAAGCTGCAGGAGCATGGGTAGCACATCAATTAACCGTCAAAGAAGAAAAATTAGCCAAGAAAAAATCAGACAAAACGCAAAAAGAGCGGAAAGAAGGGAGGACTGATCAAAACAAAGCATCTCGCAAAACAGAAAAGGCGAGCGAAGCGGAAACTAGCAAAATTGCTAAGACAGATGACCTTACTGAGTCTATAGATACTGAACCAACCGCACCACCACTTGATGAAGATGGTGAAGAAATTAACTCACGCGGAATGGTTAAAATTAAAGTCGATAAATATCGACAACAAGATAGTATATATAGAATGGCCAATATCAAAC